TGAAGAAGCTAAAATGTTTGATACTCAAATGGATAATGTAAGAAATATTGATATTGTTTTTAAATTTAAGTCATGGCTCGAACGCGGAGAGGAATGTGCTGTAAATGTTAGGAATGCAATATTGGAATCTGGACTCAATTTTGCGTTAAAGAAAACCAGTACACATAATACACCGATTTGTTTTTCAACATTAATTCAGATATATAAATCAAGCGACTATGACGTTTTAAAAGATGTTCTTGAATTAGTAAAACAAACCTGGGACGGCGAATCAGAATCTATGGTTAAAGAAATTATGCTAGGTACATATAATTTCGTTAAATCACATCCAAATTACTCTAAAAGTATTTTTATAAAGTCATTGGCTGCTGTTTCTCCTATAACAATTAAACGTGAAGGCGATAGCGATTTGAATAAAAATCTAGGCTATATGAGATATGCAAACGCTATTGCTAATCACTACAACAAGAGACGTACAAAAAACAGACTCAAATAATGTGGATGGGGCTTTATGCCCCAATTCTTAAACAAGGGGGCTTAATCAATGGCACATTTAAAGCACTTTCCAGAAATAGAAGTTACCCTTCGATACTTTGACAAAACCGGAAAAGAAGTATCAGAGGAAGAATATCTAAGACTTTTGAGAGAACAACGGTTAGAATCTGAACTCAAAAAGCAATCAGCATAAAGCTAGAAGGGAGATAAGAATGGATAATGCAGAATTAAAACAAATATTGGAAAATCACAAAAAATGGCTTGAAAACAAAGAGGGTGGAAGACGTGCAAACCTCAGCTGTGCAGACCTCAGCTGTGCAGACCTCAGCTGTGCAAACCTCAGCGGTGCAAACCTCAGCGGTGCAAACCTCAGCGGTGCAAACCTCAGCTGTGCAAACCTCAGCTGTGCAGACCTCAGCTGTGCAGACCTCAGCGGTGCAAACCTCAGCGGTGCAAACCTCAGCGGTGCAGACCTCAGCTGTGCAGACCTCAGCGGTGCAGACCTCAGCTGTGCAAACCTCAGCGGTGCAAACCTCAGCGGTGCAAACCTCAGACGTGCAAACCTCAGCGGTGCAAACCTCAGCGGTGCAGACCTCAGCGGTGCAAACCTCAGACGTGCAAACCTCAGCTGTGCAAACCTCAGCTGTGCAGACCTCAGCGGTGCAGACCTCAGCTGTGCAAACCTCAGCGGTGCAAACCTCAGCGGTGCAGACCTCAGCGGTGCAGGAACAGATAATCGATATATTGTTATTTCATGTATAGGCAGTAGAAAGGATAGCACAACTTACTGCTTTGATACTGACAGTATATGGTGTGGTTGTTTCGAAGGTACATTGGAAGAGTTTGAAGCCAAGGTAAACGAAACTCATAAAAATAATCCACAATATTTATCCGAATACCTTGGTGCAATAAATTACATAAGAAGTATAAAGGATATAAAACAATCATGAAGCGGAGAACCCGCAAGAACATATCTGATAGACAAAAGAATATTTGGGGGATTGTTCCCCCGAAGTGGAAGTAAGTGTGTTTATGCTTTTATTATAAAGGTATGCGAATGACATATCTATACAAAAAAGTACATAATTATTCAAAATTCACATAATTATGATTTCAAAAACGGGGAGGTACAGAAATGAAGAAGGGGTTCAGCTTTGGCAACTTCTTAGCCTTACAACTTGAGCTTAACGGCATAAAGCAACAACAAATTGCAGACGTGTTTTACACAGATCAAGGAAGTATATGTAAAAGGTTAAGAGATAACAAATTTAAACCGGAAGAGTACGTAAAATTAGCTGAAATACTAGGTTGCGAAGATATTATTGATTACGCAATAGGCAAGCAGCTAAGACCATTAGCAGGAAAATTAATAAGTTGAGAGGAGATTGAAACAATGAAGGTATTTTCTAAGGCATTAGTATTAAACAAAGGCTGCTTCGGCTGCCGTAAGGGTTGCAATTTTAACGGAATGACGGTTTCACAAGAAAGCAATAACGCATGTAAAAAAGACGGGGATGGTTTGTATGTAGCCACTAGTTACGCGGATAGGTATGGTTGCAATACGAGCATAGGTTGGAGGCGTTAACATTGAGGAAAGAGGTACTAGAACAAAAGGTCGGTCCAATGTCAGACGAACAATACTCACTATTTGAAAAGCTGTTAGACGAGGACATAACAAGGCAAAACAAATTTAACATGACAGCATTTGAGTTTGAACAACTTTGTATTGATGTTGTAGGTGTGGTCAGGAGGTTAAATTAATGAGATTTATACTATTCTGTGCTTTAATTATCGGCTTAAATTGGGCTGTATATGTGTACATCAACAGGAAGCAGAAGGCAGCAAAGAAAAACAGGTTTAAGGCAATGTTTAATATTCAACTATAAGGAGGAACGAAAATGGCGTTACATACGAAGAAATGTGAAAAGTGTCATTTTGTATTTGAAAACGAAGTTGAAAAATGCATGTGTTTACCTAATGGAATGACATGCTTCAATTGCAAACATTTCCAAAGGTGTAGCAATCTTTTTGGCGCAACTACTGAGCGTAAAGATTGTGATTTCTATCCTATAAGATTTAAAGCCAAGGAGGTATAACAATGGATTACTTCGATACAGACGGATGGAAACTTGAAGAAGATATCTTTACAGGAATGAACACCAATAGACCACAGCCGCAACCAGACGACACCTACAGCAGCATTTTTGACACAAATATAGCCGATGCTGAAACACCGACTATAAAAAAGACTGCTTAAAAAAGTATTTATCTATGTCAGTATAACATGAAAGGAAGGTAATGTAAATGGAACAGTTATTCTTAGAAGACTTAAATAAAATGACAGATGAAGAGATACGGCTTCATTTAGAAGAAGAATATAAAGTAAGCTCTGAAGAGCTATCAAATTATCACATATTAATTGCATATGAAAGTGTAGGTTCTTGGGGATGCGATAGCTCTTCATTCTTCTTACTTAAACACAAAGACTCACAAGAACTATTTGAAGTTAACGCTTCTCATTGTTCTTGCTATGGTTTCGAAGATCAATTTGAACCAGAAGAAACAACTATAGAATATCTTAAATCTAATAGTTTTTGTCTTAGTTGTGGTGGTTACGATGATAACTACCGCGAAAATCGTCAAAAAGTACAGGATTTTATACTTAAACTTTAGAGTATGAAAGGCGGTATATTGCAATGTATAAACGCCAACGCAAGTGTTACATAAAATTCAAGCGGTATCTTAGAAATAAGTACCGCCATAATCCTAAACAGTGTTTTGAACAATTTGATTAATGAAAGGAGATATAAAGATATGACTTGTGATAGATGTACTTTTAAGCCATGTAAACGACAATGTATGGACTTACCAAATAATAAAACGTGTGGTGATTGTGCAAATATTAATTGGTGTAAAAAAGCTTATGGTGTTAAACCCGAAAATACAAAGTGCGATTTTGAACCAGTAAGATTCAAGGGAAAGGATTGAGACCATGCATTCAAACCCTATACCGTTAGAAAATATATTCGGCAAAGAGTTTATACAAGAGTTTGAAAGATTGACTAAAGCTATGGATAAGAATATAGCAGACTTAATCGAAATGGGGTATTTAGATGCCGAAAGCGACAAGGGCAGTAATAACGACACTAAACGGAATATACAGGATGATAAGACAATGGATAAGGAGGAATAACAATGTCTAGAGTAATTTGTTTAGCTGGAGAAAGTGGAAGTGGTAAAACTACAAGTTTAAGAAACTTAGATCCTTCAACTACATACATTATTGACTCTGACAGAAAAGGACTAAGCTGGAAGGGTTGGAAATCACAATATAACAAAGAGTCTAAAAACTACTCTCAGACTAGCAATGTTATAAACATAAATAAAATACTTGACTGGGCAAATAAAACAGCTACACACATTAAAACAATCGTTATAGACACCATTAACACTATTATGGTCGATGATGAAATGTCAAGGATGAAAGAAAAGGGCTTCGATAAATGGCAAGATATGGCTTCAAGTGTTTGGAACCTTATAAGTGATTCACATCTTTTTCGAGATGATCTTACCATTATATTTTTAGCCCACACACAGACAGAAAGAGACGATAGCGGATATGTGTTCACAAGGATTAAAACAAGCGGTAAGAAACTAGACAAAATATGTTTAGAAAGCAAGTTTACAACTGTTTTATTGGCAAAATGTGTTGATGGAAAATACATATTTGAAACTCACTCGAAGAATAGTACAGCAAAGAGCCCTATGGGATGTTTTGAAGAAGATGAAATACCAAACGATGTAAACGAAGTTATTAAACGAATGGAGGAATATGAGACATGAAAAAATATGACGAATACGAAGGGTCGGAAGCTTTTACGGGAGATTTTGAAGTATTGGAGCCAGGTGGTTACATATGCAAGATATTACAGGTTACAGTTGAGGAAAAAGATTACGGACATTTAATGCGTATTGGGTTTGACATTTCAGAAGGTGAACACAAGGATTTTTACAAGAGATCGTTTGACAGAAAGAAAGAAACTAATCCTGATGCTAAATGGCCGGGAATGTATTACCAAACAATCAAGGGCAGTGACATTAAATATTTCAAAGGATTTATCTCAGCTATAGAAAACAGTAATTCCGGTTACAAATGGGACTGGGACGAAAAGAAGCTTAAAGGAAAATTATTTGGCGGAGTATTCGGGCAGGAAGAATTTGAAAACAGGCAAGGAGAAGTAAAACTTTCTACCAAATGCTTTTATGCTCGCAGCGTTGAGCAGATAAAAAAAGGTGTTGAAGTACCTGCTATAAAACGGTTAAAGAATAACAACATATATAGTTATCAATCTACTGCAATATTTGAAGTGGACGAATCAGAGTTACCATTTTAAGCTAGTTAAGGAGGGGTTAACATGAAAGAGTATACAACGCCAGAAATGATACAGGCAATAATGGATAATCCTGAACTTCAATTTAAAAATCAAAGATGTGGAACTTCGGTTGGGTTAATAAATGGTGATTTAGTTTGGATAAGAAACAAAGGTAATGAAAAATACACAATACACCATGACCCTACACATCCGTATGCAAAAGGAAACATAACGGACAAATGGACACTTATACAAAAGCCTGTTGATTTTATTACAGCAGCTAATAGTGGTAAAGATATTAAGCTGTTCGAACCTGAGAAATATGAGTTTTTGAACGTTTCATCTAGCTTGAAATATTACAATAATTTATCGGTTACATTAGATGCTGTGTCTGCGTATAACAGCGTTATCATAAAACGCATGATTAACGGTAAATGGCTTATAGAAGATTAATATATGGGGACATATAGTCCCCTATACTCCTAAATAAAGTGAGGTGGTAAAAGTGTTAACTCACTTATCATTATTCAGTGGCATCGGGGGAATTGATTTAGCGGCTGAATGGGCGGGATTCGAAACAGTCGGCCAGTGCGAATGGGCAGACTACCCAACTAAAGTATTAGAAAAACACTGGCCTAATGTACCAAGATGGAGGGATATACATGAGATTACAGCAGAAAGCTTTAACGATAGAACAGGGTTACGAACAGTTGGACTTATTTCAGGAGGATTTCCTTGCCAACCATTTTCCGTGGCAGGAAACCAAAAAGGTAAAGAAGACGAACGTTACTTGTGGCCACAAATGCTCCGGGTTATCTCCGAAATTAAGCCAACTTGGGTACTTGGTGAGAATGTCCCTGGAATCTTGCGAATTGCCGCTGATGACATTTGCAAGGACTTGGAGCGTCAAGGCTACGAAGTCTTCATATTTAATTTTGAAGCTGCGGCTGTCGGAGCAAAACACAGAAGAGAGAGAGTATTCTTTGTGGGCTACTCCAAACACAATGGATATTCTACCGTGCAGGAGTTACGAAGCAATGAAGCGTCAAGCAACAAACGGAGGCCGGAAGAACAGAAAAAGACCGGGGAATCTAAGAGAACAGGTAAATCCATTAATGAATTTGGCTTATATCGAAGCCAGTTTGGAATCAAACAATGTACCGATGGAGAAGTGGAACGAGGAAATAAACAAACGTATGAATCCAGAAATAATGAAATTATGGCCAACACCGAAAGCATCTTTGAGAGGGGATTGCCCTTCGGAAAGAACGAGGAGATCACCAGATTTATCGGCGGCAGTGAAAATGTTTCCAACACCTACAACAAGAGATTACAAATCGCCAGATATGAATCCAGAATCAAAGAGATTTCAGCAAAAGACGGAACTCAATTCAGTTATAGGCGGACAGTTGAACCCGAACTGGGTGGAGTGGTTAATGGGTTTACCGGAATCTTGGACGGATATTGGATAAAAGAACCTGATATACCAAGAGTAGCAACAGGAATAAAAAATAGGGTGGACAGACTTAAATGTTTAGGTAACATGGTAGTCCCAGCCCAAGTATACCCTATATTACAAGCAATAGCAGATATAGAAACAAATAAATAGAATATGAGCCACTTCCCTTCTAGGTGAGTGGTTACTGTAAAGGTGTGGTTATATGGCAAGTAGAAACGCAAAGGGAAGAATGGTATATTGGAAAATTTCATACTGCAAGCAATTATCAAGGTGTTCTCTATTAGCCAACTTGTTATTTACATGGTTAATACCTAACCTCGATGATCTAGGACGAATAGAAGGAGATGTTGAAGTTATTAAGGGGATGATATTTCCATACCACAAAGTAACTGAAAAACAGATTCAAGAAGCTTTAACAGAATTACAAAAGGAAAAATTAATTTTTTGGTATCAGTATGGAGAAAACAAATATATACAATTCCCAAATTTTTCTGGTTACCAAAAATTGCGTCAAGATAGGTCATACAACAGTGATTATCCTGCTCCTGAAGATATTGACATGTCAAGTCATGACATGTCAGGACTTGACGGACAAAATATGGGAGAAGAGAAGGTAAGTGAAGGAGAAGGTAAGGAGAAGGAGAAGGTAAGTGAAGGTAAACCGACACCGATCCAAATACAAGACATGTTTAATTTATTATGCAAGTCTCTTCCAAGAGTGCAAGTGTTATCTCAAAGCCGCAAAGATAAAATTAATGTTCGGCTAGGAGAAATAGCAACAGTTGATAAATGGACTGATCTATTTACTAAAGTTGAGTCTACACCATTTTTGAAAGGTGACAATGATAACGGATGGAAAGCCACATTTGATTGGCTTATTGAGAATGACAGGAACTATTTAAAAGTACTTGAAGGTGCTTACGACAAAAATCAATATGACCGTACAGCGGATTGGTGAGGTGATTATAAATGAATGAAGAATTAGCCAAAGCATATTTAAAAACACTTAGTTTTCAATACAATGAAAAAGGGCTTGACTATCCAGAAGTAAGGAATAATTACATAAAAATAATAACTGAGTTCGACGATGAAGTGGTTTCTGAATGTATTGATAATTTGATAAAGGTATGTAAGTTTTGCCCCAAACCTGCGGATATATACGAAGAATGTAAAAAGCTTGAAAAGATAGACAACGATAACAGGGCATTGATAAGTAATCAAGATTTTTGTTGGTGCTGTATGAATGAAGGGTTGATAGAACATAGAACTCCGGAAGCAGATTACGCCTTGTACTGTACAGAATGCGAAAAAGGGCAGAAGCAAAAATATGACGGTAGGCAGTGTCAGAAGAAAACAGATTATTATGTAAGCCCTGTAACAAAGTACTATGATGTTGAGGAATTAAAGGCAAGGAACATGTTCTCGGCTAAAAGTAATAGTGGTAATCCTGTTCCAATGCCTGACACGGTAAAAAAGCAGATCGAGAGATTACAAAATAAATGGGGGCTTAAGTATGCGTAAGATATTTGAACCTTATCAAATCGGGTTAATGGCACTAGCAAAGGGCAGAGGGCTAACGTATCAACAAATAGCAGATAAGCTGCATTGCCATGAAGGAACAGTTAAACGGTATCTGACAGAGTACTACAAGAGGGGGCGTAGATATGCAAGACAAACAAAGACAGCACATGAGAGCAGCACAGATTGAAGCAAATAAACAAGCGATGATTAGTAAGGCTATGAACGCCTTGAAGACAAGTAAAAGCTTAATACGGAACATTGCAATAGGTGACACTGTAATAATAGCTAAGAAGATAGATAAACGTACAAAGAAAAAGAAAGAGATAGCAGGTACGATAACACAGAAAACAGCAATGGCAATATACGTAAGGAACAATGATACCGGAAGGATTGAATCTATTTTATTAGCGGAAATATTAACCGGTGAACGTGTGCTTAGAAAGGCGGTGTAAGGGATGAAAGTAGGGTTAGTAGATGTGGATGGACACAATTACCCAAATATAGCATTAATGAAAATATCCGCATGGGAGAAGCAGAACAGTAATGATGTTGAATGGTGCATCCCTATGATGAAGTATGACAGGGTATATGCTGCAAAGGTATTTACATTTACGCCTGACTTTGACACTTTCGTGGATACCAAAGAAATGATCTTTGGAGGTACCGGTTACGATCTTGAAAATAAATTGCCTGATGCAATAGAAAATATGTGTCCTGACTACACTATATACCCACAATTCAAAGAAGCTTACGGATTCTTAACCCGTGGTTGCCCTCGCAATTGTCCTTTCTGCATTGTAGGAAAAAAAGAAGGATTAATAAGCCACAAGGTTGCAGATTTAGACCAATTTTGGAAAGGACAAAAAACAATAGTACTGCAAGACCCAAATTTATTGGCTTGCAAGAATAGACTTGAATTGCTAGATCAACTTATTGAGTCAAAAACATGGATAGACATTAACCAAGGGCTTGACATACGCTTTATGACAGAAGAAGTAACTGAAAAGATAGTAAAACTCAAGCTTAAGATGCTTCACTTTGCATGGGATGGAGAAAAGGACAGCGAGTTAATATTAAAGAACCTTGAACAGTTTAAGAAGTCAACGGACATAGATTTTAGGAAACTCAGGGTATATGTATTAACCAATTTTAACACCGAATTAGAATTCGATTTATATAGAATTTATAAGCTTAAAGATCTTGGATATGACCCATATGTAATGATTTATGATAAAGAAAAAGCACCAAAGAAATTAAAGAAAATTGCTAGATGGACTAATAATAAATTTATTTTCAGAACATGTGAGAAATTTGATGATTATGCATCATAGAAAGGCGGTGTAATGTATGGACATATTAAAAGACGGTATAGTAAAAACCCGAAAAGAACATAGGTGCCACGGGTGCAATCAAATGATACCTATAGGAACCTCGGTATACAGTCAAACTAATGTATGTGACGGAATATACACCTTATACATGTGTGATAATTGCCGAAATTGGTGCAAAGAAAGAAAGTGCCAATCTTGTATAGAAAGCGAAAGTGCAGGAGAAGGGTACATAAGGGATTGTATGCAAGATAATGGGAAGGCGGTGTAACATGCGTAAAATATCAATACTCTACATACTAAGCTTAGCAATAATGACAGCAATAATAATATACAGCTACACAAACAGAGCAGAGATAACACAGATAATTACAACACCACAGCCGACACAGGTTGATACAGAGAAGCAGCAGCTTAAGACACAGCTACAGGCATTACAGCAAGAAAACATAACGCTACAGGAGAATAATAAACGGCTTAAATGGTATATGAACACATTCTTTGAACCGAAACAGGTTGAGTATATGAAGAGGAGGTCAAAGCAATGAAATATAAAGTTGAATGTCAAGTATTAGTAACTTATGAAGTTGAAGCTGAATCTGAAGAAGATGCGATATCAGAAGGTAACTGGAAACTGATGGAGGATTGTTTAGCAAATAATATTGATTGGGCAATATACGCTAACAAAATGGAGGTCAAAAGCAATGATTAGATGTGGTATAGAGTGTCACTACAATAGCGACAAATGCAAGAATAAAAATAGTATAGTTTACGATCAATACAGAAAACACGGTGACGATTGCCCAATGGATGAATCTGCGGAATCTATAAGGTTAATATTTGCAGAAGAAATAAGGCGTATGGAGGAAAGACACAACTTTGCAACAAGAGTATTGGAACATATGGACTATGACGAAATAATGGACTATTTGAAGTTACTTAGAGGTAAAGACATAGCACTTTTGGGGTATTGAAGTAATTTTTAGGTGGAGGGTATCACCAATAATGATTGTATTGCTAACAAAATATATTATTAATTGTAACCTCCCACCTATAGCAATTTAGCTCAAAATGGCATGTAAAACTTATTATTATATCCAAACAGTATAAATTTATACAAAGAAAAATAAAGCGGTTAAAAATAATAAAATGGAGGTCAAGAGATATGGACGATAAAAGAACATTGTTAAAGGCAATAGAAATGTTAACAGATATTGAAAACGACTTAAAGGGTATGCATGAAGAAAGAGATCAACTTATCAAGGCATTAGAAAGTATGGTTAAGATAGCTGACAACTTAATTGAATATGTGCAAATGTGTGGACCTGAATCGGATATCTTGAACGCTAAAAATATATTAAAACAAGCAAAGGGGGATAAATAATATGATCGAAAAAGGTTGTGATACATGTAGTAACTTCGACGGGTTCGAAGGGGAATGTAAACTAAAAATAGCTGATAAATTTGAATCAAGAGACTGTGACACAAGCAATTGCAGCAAGTATGAATTAGACCCATTCTATAAGGAATTGGAGGATAACGACAATGAAACGAAAAGATGAATGTTTGTTTTGCAATAGTCGTAAATGTTACACACAGATATACAGAGAAGCAGACGAAATGGGACCTGCGTATAACGAAATAGCTTGCAGTAAGCATGTTGAAGAACTGGGAAAACACTCTGATGAAGTGTTAGGAAGTCATAATGGAGTAATGAGGGTGTATGTATCAAGTTCGTCAAGGTTAACCCGTAACAACAAACCATCAGAGGAGGTTTATGATAATGCTCAATAAAACTATACTTATGGGCAGACTAACTGCCGATCCATCAACACGATTTACGCAAAGTAATACACAGGTAACAACATTTACTCTAGCAGTTAACCGCAAATTTGCAAAGCAAGGTGAAGGGCAGCAAGCGGATTTCATCCAGATTGTTGCATGGGATAAGACAGCTGAGTTTTGCAGCAAGTATTTCGTAAAAGGGCAGCAAGTAGCGATAGTTGGCAGGATACAAACACGTACTTGGGAAGATAACGGAGGCACGAAACACTATGCTACGGAGATTGTTGCAGAGGAAGCGTTTTTTGCGGATAGTAAGAGGGAGCAAGGACAGCAGCAGACACGAGCAGGGGAGCCGGAACCAGGTCCATATAACGCAGATGAAAACGACACGGATTTGCCTTTTTGAGTGTAATTAAGTGAATATAAAAGTAAATGGAGGTAATGTAATGAGTATATTTGATAAGCTTAGCGAAAAAGTAAGCGAACTATATAAACATTTTGGTTATGATGAGTTCGAAGAGATTTCAAAATTGATAGAAGAGACAGAAGCAGAACACAAAAAGGAATGTGAAAAGATACCATACAATTGTAATACGTTATGCACTATGGATAGAGATATGAAAATGATAAAAATAGAATCACAATACTACAAACCATATGAAAAAGTTGTAAAGAGACACGAACTACAACTTAAAAATTGCCCTAAGATATGCCCAGAGTATAAGGAGGTGTAATTATGAAAGTATATACAATATATTTGGATGATATAAGAGGTTGGACGGATAACGAAATAGAAGGATTTTACCACGATTATGAAACTGTGATAGAATGTGCGGATTTTGTTGGAAGAGTTCTTCCGAAAGAAGAATTTAATAAGGAAATAGAGGATTTAAATATCGGAGAAACATTCTTACTACGTATTGAAAGAGCTAAATTAGAAATAAAATGTGAAGAAATGGAAGAAGCAAAATTCAATAATTTACCTGAGTTTTCAGCATGGTAGGAGGTGTAAGTATATGCAATACCCTAAACCTGAATATAAAAAGCATAGCAGAAAAGCGGTCCATGATTTCTCTGCAAAAGTAAAGAAAGCTGAGTATGAAGATGCAAAAGGTATATGCCGTATATGCCACAGCGAGCCTATAACCCAGTATCACCACATAACAGAGAAGGGTATGGGCGGCGGCAGGGGATTAGGCATACAAATAAACTGCTTGGGCGTAGGTGACAGGTGTCATAATCACGATAATACGGAATTTTTGAAACAAGCAGATAAGATATTAAGACAGCGTATAGATACATTATTTAAGCCTTACACAATATACCCTTTAAATATGGTGTCAGGGAAATTAGATATAAGTATGGACGAATTATACAGGCAGCATATAAAAGGGTTTTTGAAACTAATATCAGGCGATATGGTAGGAGATATGGCTTATAGTACGTCACTGTATCATATAGCTAGATGGCTGGGGGTGGCATAAATGTTTATATTATCAATTGACCCAGGTCCTGTTGAATCCGCTTATGTTTTAATAGACAAAGATTTAAAACCTGTAGAATTTGGAAAGTTTTGTAATCAAAATGTAAGAGTCGAAACAAGAAGATTGTTTATGAAGCATCATCCTGATATACATGTAGCAATTGAAATGATAGCATCTTATGGAATGGCAGTAGGTAAGGAAGTGTTTGACACTTGCGTTTGGATCGGAAGATTCTATGAGTTGTTCGGTGATGGGTACACATCTTTAGTATACCGAAAAGATGAAAAAATGAACCTTTGTGGCAGCATGAAAGCAAAAGATAGCAATATAACTCAAGCCCTTGTAGATAGGTTTGCACTAGGAATTCCAAACAAAGGAAAAGGTAAGAAAAAAAGCCCAGGATGGTTTTATGGGTTTGCTGATGATGTTTGGCAAGCATACGCTGTAGGCGTAACATACTATGACAAATACATTAAGGGGGCTGTATAATGGCGTACAATATAGCACATTTAGTCATAGATATAGCAATATTCTGCGCTCTATGTGCTATATACAATTTGCTACAAGATATAGCAAGGGGAAAGGGGTGGATTAAGTAATGCAAGACCTCTTAAATAAAAGATGGGAGATCATAAAAGATTTAAACGAAGGTGTAACAAATTTCAAAAGTCGGGGCAAAGATAAGGCGGAAGCGGAACGGAAATACCGGGTTGAATTAGCAAAAGAAATGTTAATACTCCGGGATGATAAGAAGCCAGCAACGATATTGTCTGATCTTGCGAGAGGAAAAGAGGAAATAGCACAACTTAAGTTTATCAGGGACTATGCAGAAACGCTATATGAGTCAGCACAACAATATATATACCTGAAAAAGAAGGAATTAGATGTAATAGAGGGCGATATAAACGCCGTTCGAAACGGGAGATAGAGCCATTTGAGAAAGGTGGTAGGTGTGTTTATGAATACAAATGAAATAAGATTTTACTTACACAACTATGATAACTTAAAAGTAGAGGTTAAGAACCTACAGGAAGCATTAGACCAGTACAGAAGGATGGATATATCAGGTATTAAGGCACAAGTAATAACAGATATGCCTATACACCATAGTAATACATCTAAAACGGAACTTATGGCATTAACAAGGGTAGAATATATGGAGAGGCTGGAGGACGAATTAGACCACAAAATGAGGTTACTATTATCTATAAACTCAATTATATTTTATATCCCCGAAGACCAAAAAGAAATAATAAGATGGAGATACTTAGAAATACCGATCGGAAGAGCAAAATATAACTGGGTAGAAATAGGCGATAGAGTACACAAAAGTGAAGAAAGGTGCAAACATATTGACTGCGATATCATTCTAAAAATACAGCTTAAGCATATGCAAAGTACAAAAACGACACATAAACGACACGTAGCCGACATTCCCCTTGACAATGTGGGGTGATATAATTAAGATGTCAGATGTTTCTGATATTTCCCCTTTTAACTTTTTAATTGATTATTTGATGTTCATACCTCCTTTGGGCTCTCAGAAATGGGGGCTATATATTTTGCAAGATCACAGTAGATAGTCACCACGATCACTAAGCTACTGTGCAACATTTATATAGATAAGTTTCAAAAAGATAGAAAATTAACGAAAACGTGAGAATTAGCGATTAACAAAAAGATAAGCTAAGATAAATAATCATAATCAACTTAAATTGTCTAAAATGACGTTTGAATGTTACGTAGCAATTACGTATAATTGTAAATGTCGGGAGGCGAAAGCACGACGAGTAAAGGGGAAATTGATTATGAAAGAAGCAATGCAAAAATTACTTGATTATGCAAAAGGGCTAAAGACTTGGGAAGAGATAGTAACTGCATCAACTGGTGAAAATTATTCGTACAGCATTAAAGAGAACGGCACATTAGTAGCACTTATGGGAGATGGAGATGTTACTCACTATACTGCAAAAAGTTCTATAGACAACATAGAAACAGAATTAAGCGGTTTGTCAGTAATTGAAAGGAAGATTGAAAGAGTTCTTTATTTCTTCTACGAGAAAGTTGACAAACAAATGATTGAATCAGCAAAAGTAAGTAACCTAGACACTGCAAAGAAAGAAATTGAAGCAGAAATAGCAAGAGTCGGCTACATAGACGACAGCGATTGCACATACTACTTTAGAGATTTAGCTCAAAGAGTACTGGGCGAAGACGCAGAGGATTCAGAAATTGACGAACTTATTACAGAAATAAGAGAAAAGATCATGTGCAACTATGAAGGGCTGTCTGAAATACAAGCTGATGGACATTGCGGATATGTATATACAACACAGAAGTTTAACAGCTTTGATGAATTCAACAAGCACTTCAATTTAGGCGAATAGGGGGGCGGTGATATGCCCCGATTCAAAAAAGCTAATGACAGCCCGGTAACCCCGGGCTTGAAGCTCTTACAAAGTGACATAGAAAAGCTGAAATACATTAGTGAACAGTATAATACAAGCATGAGCCGCCAGGTCCAAAATTGGATAAGAGACGAATATAAGCGTCTCAAGAAGATAGACAAGGACGGATTTGTAATAATATAGAGACTTTGGTACAGCAACAAACAATAATACATCAGCACTTAAGATGCTGATAGAGGCTGAGTATAAGAGAATAAAGGGGGATAAGTGAAATGAAATACAAAGTAGTACAGAGATTTTGGGATAATGGGAAAGTTACTTCTACGCTATCAAAAGTAGAAGACAATGAAGATTATGATGTAGGCAGAAGCTACACAAATCACTCTAAGAAATATGATGAGTATATAGACGTATTCGAAAGTCATGAAAAAGCAAAGAAGTTTCACGATCAAGCTAAAAGCGCATAGAGTTTAAGTATTACAGAGACCACAAGGTCTCTTTTTTATTGCTCAAATTTGAGGAGGTGAGTATATATGCCAGCAGGAAGACCGCCAGCATTTACTACTGCGAAAGACATGCAGAAAATAATAGATAAATACTTTAAAAGCTGTGAAGGGACTGTATTAAAAGATAAAGACGATGAAGTTATATATAATAAGTATGGTCAACCTGTTATTATTGGTCAAAAGCCTCCAACCGTTACTGGATTGGCATTAGCACTAGGATTTAATAGCCGGCAAAGTTTATTGAATTATGCAGAAAAGGAAGAATTTGTGGACACCATTACACGTGCGAAGATGGAAATCGAAGAATATGCAGAATCACGGCTCTATGATAAAGACGGTGTAAACGGCGCTAAATTCAATCTTATAAACAATTTTCGCGGATGGAGAGATAAGCAGGAGGTTGATACAACGATTAGCGGTATCATGACTAACATAGACATAGACCTAAACAAGCTCACACCGGATCAACTGGAACAGCTTAGTAATGCTCCTAAAGGGAGTTTAATTGAGACATACAACAAGATGATATCCAGTAATGGGAATAAATAACATAAATAAGAATAGCTATATAATCGCATCGAATGACATTGCTCCACCGGGCGAGTATCAGAGAAATAAATAAATCAACTGGAAATTAGGGCTGAGGCTCTTTTTTTATATCAAAAATAAATGTACAGGAGGAAAGAAGATGGATGGTGAATGTAAAATAACCTTAAGTGACACAGCAGAAATGATGAGTAGCGCAGATTACAAAGAAAGATGTAAGGCAGAACAGTTGCAGTTGGAAATTAGGATCGAAGGGTTAAGTGTAATGCTTGAAAAATATAAGGCAGGCACACTTAATTTTACACCCTCATGCAGTTACGATTTGCTAAACGGTCAGTTAAAGGCTATGAAGCTTTATTTATCGTATTTAGAGGAACGGGCTGAGATTGAGAATGCAAAATGTTAGTGTAGATTTATCGGCAGCCTAATGGGCTGCTTATTAAGTTTATACAAGGAGGTATATGTAGGTGAGATTATGGATATAAAAGCAGAACTACAACTCCGGTATAGGCTCGAAGTGGAGATGGAGAAAAGGAAGCAGGAGGAAGAGGAGAAGAGGGCAAAGGGTGATTATGATTTATTTGCTGAGAAGTATATAAAGATAGTTAACAAGGATACAGATACAGTACCTTTCAAACACAATAGCATACAAAATAAAATAAATGCAAAAGTTAAGGAGCTTCAAGATCAAGGTAAACCGGTTCGCATAATTATAGCAAAAGCAAGACAGCAGGGAGTCAGCACAAACGAACAAGGGCGTATGGTGTGGAATACTACACAACATAAGAATACTAATGCTCTTATTGTTGCTGATGATGATAAGGCAACAAACGCTATATTTGAAAAAGCAAAGTATATGGTTACAAAGCTGCCTGATAATATAAGACCTCTTCAAAGAGCATCAAACGCAAAAGAAATTATATTTGATAAGCCAACAGGATACAAAGGAGAAGAAGAAGGATTAAACAGTAAGATAAGTGTACAGGTTGCAGGAAAGACAAATATAGGCCGTGGAGATACTTACACTCATGTTCATCTATCAGAGTTTGCATACTGGAAAGGTGCAGAAGGTCAAGGACCATTAAATCAGCTAACAGGTATATTACAAGCAGTTCCAAAGATAACAGAATCAATAGTTATCATAGAGAGTACGGCGCAGGGATTTAATGACTTCAAGACTTTGTGGGATAGTGCAATGACAGGCAAAACACAATGGGTTCCAATGTTCTTTCCATGGCACGAGTACGAAGATTACAGGATGGAAGTAACTGAACTAGAACGCAAAGAAATAATGTCAAGCCTTAATGAGTATGAAACTGAGATAGTTAAACTTTATGATATAACAGCGGAACAAATAAAGTGGTATAGGTGGATGCTAGAAAACGATTGCCACGGTGATGAAAACTTAATGAAACAGGAAAATCCAACATTTCCGGAAGAAGCATTTGTGTTCAGTGGATCGCCTGTATTTAATACAGAAATAATAATGCGTAGGATTGAATTTTTAAGAAAAGAGTATGAGAAGAAACCACCGAAGAAAGGCTATTTTATATTTGAGTGGCACAATGCAGTATACAAAGATAAGATAGTTAATTCAACAATCAAGTTTATTCCTTCAAAATCTGGAAGTATTACAATATATGAAGATGTGCTTCCAGGTGTACCTTATGTAATTGGTGGCGACACAAAAGGTGACGGTTCAGATTTTTTTGCAGGTACAGTCAAAAACAATAATACAGGTAAAAGGTGCTGTACATTACACTCCGACATGTCACCTGATGAATATACTCATCAAATGTATTGTTTAGGCAAGTATTATAATGATGCTCTAATAGGTATCGAAGTAAACTTTGACATATACCCAATCAAAGAATTGGAGCGGTTGGGATATGCTAACCAATACATGCGACAACATTTCGACAGTATGACAAATGAGTATCAAAAGAAGTATGGGTGGAAGACAGACGGAAACACAAGGCCTCTAATTATCTCAAAACAATTAACATTACTTAGGGACAATATAGACTTATTTACAGACATGCCAATGCTTCAAGAGTGTATAACGTTTGTAAAAGATAAAGACGGAAGACCTGATGCAATGAGCGGTAAACATGACGATTTATTATTCTCTGATATGATATGCAATGAGTGTTCAAGTCAACAAGAATCGTTATATAATCCAATGCCTGTTCCAATGGTTCCGGGAGGAGAAAGGGAGCGTACAGGATGGGTTAATGGTACATTTGTTCATCCGTCTATGGTAGAAGATAGACAGAAGAAAGAATGGGAGGAAGATACGGAATGGTAGATATAATTACAATGATAGTGTTTGCCGTCAGTTTATTGGCGGCTTTTTTGTTGGGTTCATGGGTTACATACAAATCATATCAGCATAAAAACCCTGTAATGTTTATGGATAAAGAACCAGAGCTTCCCGATATAATAAGCCCTTGGGAACAGGAACAGAAATCAAAGAAAGTGATGGTGAAAGTATGAGCGACTTTCTTATAGCACAGAAAAAGTTTTATATAGTCCAGAAGCCGCAGATTATAACCCGTCATGCGAAGAAAGAAGAATTGATTAACGAAGGCCAGTGCAAAAAGTGTGGAAAGTATTATAGATGGAAAGTTCAGCGGTTATCACAATACGAAAGTCCGGATACAGATAGTCAAGACAGAGCAACACGGGCAATGGCATTATTCAAAGAGTACAACGTAAACAGTGAATCGAGGCTATCGGGAATAGGACATTGTTGTGCCGAGAGAGAACACAGGATATTCATTAAGGATAATACAGGTATGGTAATTTACGAATAGGCAGGTGATACAGTTGGACCATAAAGTAAAAGATAAGTTAGTATCCGAAGAAGATCGCAAAGCCATGGAAGAAGTATATGAAGCCTTTCAAGAGGCTAAAGAAAAGAAACCTATTGACATATGGCAGAAGTACGACCAATACATAGAAGACGATCAATGGGACACAGCACAACCAAAGGATGAATGGAAGCCAAGACCGCAGTTAAATATATGTTGGTCAATGCTTAGAACCATACATGCTAATATGACAAGTGGTAAGACATCAATTAGTATAACGTGTAAAAAGCCTCTATACGATGATTACGCCCAAAAGCTTAACGATGTAATAAATTCCTATTGGGATGAATTAGACATGGATTTAGAAGTGTCCGAGGCTGAATGGATAAGACCAAAGTTAGGTTCTGTTGCTATAAAATGTGTATGGAACCCAAGCAAGAATGATGGTCGTGGTGACTTAGATGTTGAGGTAGTTCATCCTGCTAATGTGTTTATTGATTCTAATGTTACTAACCCAAGGAAATTACAGAAGGGTGAGTATGTAGACTTTGTTAAGCCTGTATCAATGCGGCATATTCTTAAAAAGTACAGTAAAGATAATGATAAAACAGGTATGTGTATATACACTAAAGACGAGTTGAAGGATATTTTAGAACCCGAAAGTGATATGTCAGACACAGAAATTTATGGTGATATATTAACCGGTAATTCGGGTAATATGTCAACAGGTATGCAAAAAGCTGTAGGAACTGCAAAAACACAAGACTTTAGTTATCGGGATACGGTTAAATTGCATGAGTACTATTACAAAGATGATAACGGTAAGCTACAAGTAAGATGGGTAGCCGGGAAAGCATTATTGAAAGATTCGGCAAAAGACGAGGAAAGCAAGACTAATGGATTCTATGCGCACGGATTATTCCCATTAGTATATATACCGTTTATATTTCGAGATAAGAGATTAGATGGGCGATCATGCTTACAATCTCATGTGGGAAAATCAAAGAAAGACGGTATACAAGACATCATAAATAAGCTTACTCAAGACTACCTTGTTAATGAAAAGCTTAACGGTCAAGGACAAATAGCAGTAAGAAACGGAGCTGTAAAAGACTCAAGTAAGATAACCGGAGAAGCAGGATTAATAATAACCACAAAAGGTATACCATCCCAAGATATTATGAGAATACCTGGGTTAAACCAGAACGATCTTATACCTGCCGTAGAAGCATTTTTAACACATGGCGATAGAATAAGCGGTCAGTGGGATATCACACAGGGCAGAAATACCCCAAGCATTAAGACACTTGGACAAACATCTTTATTAATGGAGCAAGCGCAAAAGCCGCAGAACGATAATATTAATACTCTCAATTATGGTCTTAGAGAGTTAGTTGAAATCATGATAGCACATATAAGCGAGTTTGTTACAGAAGACAGAGAGTATACAAAGCCATCGTCTGACGGAGGTGTAGAATCATTCACTTTTAATCCATCATCTATTACTAAAGCACCAACACGGACAATACAAGGCGAACAGGTAACAGAAGGTAAAGAAGAATCAAGGTTATACTTTAAAACCTCTGTAGATGTCGGAGCAGCTTTGGCAATGACTAAAGCGTACCAAATGGAAATAGCCTTTAGTTTATGGCAACAAAAAACAATTGATATACAAGGTTTTTACAAACTTTTACCGGAATTCCCTGGCAAACAAGAATCGCTTGACAGAATGATGCAGCAACAGCAACAAGCGGAACAAATGCAGCAACAGCAACAAGGAGATCAGTTAATTGCACAGTTTGTTCAATCATTGCCACCAGAAGCACAACAGGTATTATCACAAATGCCACCAGAACAACAATCACAGATGATTCAGTCAATGATGCAGATGCAACCGGAACAACTACAGCAAGTCGTGCAAGATATGATTAACCAAGTTACTCCTTCACAGGACGAAATTATACAAAATATGTGGGCAAATATGACGGATAAGGAGAGAGAAGATTTCCAGTCTATGAGTCCACATGATAAGGAATTGAGGATTAAAGAAGAAATGTCAAGGTGAGTTTATTGCACTAAAAGAAAGGGGGTGGTGCTGATGCATCCTAAAATATAATAGCTAATTCCGCACTGTAATAGGTGCTTTTTTTATGCACAAAAACAAATTAAAGGAGATGTAAACAATGGATACACCAATCCAAGAAAACGAGATTTTAGACAATGTTGATAAACCATCAACAGACGAGGCAGAACCAACGGATATACCATCCGAGGAATTTGACGAGATAACCTACAACGGCGAAGCGGTTAAATTACCCGCATCCGAGAGAAAGACGTATCTTCAAAAAGGGTACAACTACGACAAGGTGAAGGGTAAAGCCGACACATTTGAAGCGGCTACAAGGAAAGCGGCTAAATTGAATGGTTGGGGTGACGATGTTGACGGATATCTTGCAAAGTTAGAAGAAGCAGATAGGCAGGAAGAGGATGAAAGATTTCAACAGCAATACAAGGAAGACCCTAAAAAGGCTACCGAAGAAGTTATAAACTCTCACCCTGCTTTTAGAAAGGTAGTCATAAGCGAATCACTTAAAGAATTAGAAGCAAACAAAAAAAATGTTTACTTCAAGGAATTTGAAAAAGATATTGAAACGCTTTTAAAGCAAACACCAAATGTAAACGCTCAACTTGCTTACGATGTTATTTGTGGCCAGAATAGCTCAAAGATAGCAGAAATTGAGCGCAAAAAAGCAGTAGAAGAACACATTCGTCAATCTAAACGTGGTACTGAGAATTCAGATGGTGCGCCTATATCCGAAGAGGGTTTAGACTTTACGTCTGAAGAGAAGGCATGGGCGGAAAGACGAGTGAAGCAAGGAACCTATAAATCAATAAAAGAAGCATGGAAATGGCTTCGAAATAAATAAAAGGAGATGGTTATAAATGTTTACACCAGCATATAGACAAGGTGGAGGAGCTATAGAGTCACACCCTTACTACATACCAGCCACAACGGTAGTTAAAAAAGGTATGGTTGTTGGATTTACGGAAGGAGTAGGTATTGTTGTATTTGACGGTACCAATTTCACAACTGCAATATGGGGCGTAGCAGCAGAGAATCACGATGCTACTACAGCAGGTAGGCAGTCGGGAACAGAAATAGAAATTTGGGACGATGCAGATATCATATTCAAAACAATACCGGATACCGAGTCAACTGTAACAAGTGGCTCAGCTACTGCATGGAATGACACAAGCGTTACGGCCGCTAATGATATATTCAACGGAGGTAAAATTGTTATTACCAATACAAACAATGTTGCAGGGTTTAGTGTGGGTGATATTTTGAATATAACTGATTTTGCCAATACTGGCGGTGCATTCACTGTTACCGGAGCAGGCGGAACAATTGCGGCAGGAATGAAAGGCCGGTTCTTCCCTGGCAAATTAGCTGTTGGATGTATAGCTTTTGACTTGGATAGTGCAACAGCAGCGGATAACATAGACCTTGATACCGCAGGCGGTACTTCGGTCTTAATAAAAGACGTTGTATGGAATGGTCAAACAAAAGAATCAACCGTGTATGTCAAGTTTATTAAACATAAACTGGGCAATGCATTATCATAAGGAGGCGGTATTAAATGGCAGTAATGAATTCTAATAACTGGGTAAATTTGTGTTTAACAGATGCCCGCAAATGGTTTAGTGAATCACTTGAAGATTTTGAATCAATGATATCAAAGTTATATAGTACTGACACTTCAGATCAACAGGAAGAATCAGACATGTCATATGAAGGAGTCGGTAACTTCCAGCTCTTTACTGGAACAGCAATAAAGGATGATCTTAACGAAGGCTACAAAACAAATTTCAATTTCCCTGAATTTATGCAGTCTGTAGATATAAAACGTAAACTGTGGGACGATAGGAAAGACAGAACCGTAATGAATATGGTCAAAGAATTAGGTCTTGCATATAACAGAACAAAAGAAGCACATGCGGCAGAAATATTTAACTATGCGTTTTCGGCTGTTGATACATTTTCAAGCGGTAACTTAACAGCACATGCAGACGGTAAAGCTTTGTGCGCTATAGATCATCCAAGCAAAGCTAAGGACACATACTCTGGAAGTAACTATAAAACTACTGTATTCAGTCCAACAGAAGTTGAGCTTGACAGACAGGACATGATGAAGATAACTGATGGTAAAGGTAACAAGGTTCAAGCAAGAATGAAGATGCTTTTAATCCCTACTGCCTTGGAAGAAACTGGATGGGAGATTATCAATTCAACTAAGAAAGTTAACACAGCAGAGAATAACGCAAACTTCCATGAAGGTCGTTATAAATTAGCTGTATGGGAAGAATTGACTGACTCCAATAATTGGTTTTCCATTGATGAGAAGAGAATGAAAAGGGCTCTTTGGTGGTTAACAAGGGTAGCTATTGAGAACTATAAAAAGTTTGATGAAGACCTTCAAATTCTTACATTTGGCGGATATGCAAGACACGGATTGAATGCTAATTCGTGGAGATGGTTAATAGGTCATAAGGTAGCAGGTTAATAAGAGGGCTTAAGCCCTCTTCTGCACGAGGTGAATTATGTTTGATATTAAGAAAGAGGATTGTGTAGGACAAACAAATAAACTCCTGTTCAATATCTGGCAGGAGTTAAAAAAAACAGAATCAAAAGCAGTAAAACAAGAACCTAAACCATGCCAGTACTGTGGCAAGACACATGATAATGTAGGCCAAAGGCTGGCGTGTGCTAAGAAAAATAAGAAGAAGGAGTGATATACATGAATAGTGGATACGGTACAAGATTCCCCAACGGTTTAAATATACCCGTAAATGGATTGCATATAGAAGATGTTGCTGTAACGCCATCGGGCGCAGAATTAAATATACTTAAGGGCGTAACAGCTTCTCCCGCTGAATTAAATTTAGTTGACGGTTCAGTAGCAGGAACAGCGGTAGCAAGTAAAGCAGCTGTACTCGGCACGAACAAGAACCTTGACGTTCTCGCAGTCGCTGACTTGAAACTTGGAGCAGGTGCAGGAACATCCGTTACTTCGACAGCGGCAGAAATAAACAACCTCGCAGGAGTAGTGGCAGGCACTGTAACGGCAAGCAAGGCTGTGGTTGTTGACTCGAATAAACGTGTAGATGCTGTGACTGTCGGTACTCTGAGTTTAGGAGCAGGAGCAGGAACTGCGATTACCCCCACGGCAGCACAGATCAATCTTTTGACTCAGGGCGTAGCGGCAGGATATAAGATTGCCAGGGGAACAGTGACTCCGACAAGCGCAAGCCATACCGTAGCAACAGGGCTGGCAACAGTAGTAGCAGCAGTAGCCTCATTAAAAGGTGCTCCCAGCTTAACGCATATGATTACTGCCGCAGATATTGGTGACCAGGCTGGTGCGCCTGTTGCTGGTTCAATACTTATCAATAGTTACAAACCTACTGGTGCAGCAGATGTAACACCAGTCGCAGCAACTACACCGTGGGGTGCAGTAGACTGGATAGCAATTGGAACTTAAGTGGCTAATTAAAGCCACTATTTTTTTTAGGACGGTGATATAAATGCCATTATTTCTAGAACGTGGCTATGAAATATACAAACAAACCAAAATAGACATAGCAACAGTTGCAGGAAGCACCAATATAAACAGCACGGTTTACCTACACAATGCAGGCACAAGCATTATTTACATTGATGTTTATACAGGTGTTGACAGCACTAAATGGGAGCTTGCAGCAGGTGAAAAACTAGGACCTCTTAGTATACAAACTTTGCATTATGTAGGTGCTAGTACTTCCACTTTAAAGATACTGCATCTAAGGGGGTGCTAATATGGCACTAGAGATTTATAACCCTTCAAACGTTAATACATTAGTTAGTGAACAAAATAAATTTATAAAAATCAATAGTGTCGCAAATAAAGACACTGCGTTTGCTATACTAAAAGCTGCGATTGAGGCAGGAGTAATTAACGTTACAGTCATAGGCGATAGTATTTCGACTGTATCATCAGCTAATGCGCTTTCCCAGTCCGAACAGTATTGGGGAAAGCTTAAGGACTTGATTTCTGCAAAGTATTCTTCAACTACTATAGCATATACCAATCTGGCAATAGGCGGTACATCAATACAGGAATGGAACGCTTTGAAAACAATCAATTCCGTTGAAAAAACATGGATTGAGCATGTAAAAGATTCTAGCCCTGATTTGCTTATAATCGGATGGGGAATGAACAATACAGATTATGCAACAGCTAAGCAATTCAAGTACAATCTTAAGAGCATAATAGATTATATTGTTGCAAACTTTACGAAGATGCCTAGCATTATGGTAGTTACAACCCCACGCCCTGTACAACAAGAGGCATATAATACCTCTATAGCTCAAAATAGTAGAGATTTAGCAGCCTTTGCGGCTCGGTGCTATGGATTTGAAAGAGGTTGTTATATCGTTGATGTTAATAGACTATACAACATTATGCGTAACGGATTTGACCCAATTAAAACAAGGTTAAAAACTTATATATTAGCAGATTCTGCGGTTTCTGGTACATATGCAACCAATGGCAATGAATTAGTTTTTCAGACAAGTGCTGTAAGAATGGATTTGGCAGTTGAATTGAAAAACTTCAAAATTGAATTTGAAGCTAAATTTTCAGCCTTTCCCTCTGGTACTGAAAATTTAACAGTTTCGTGTAATAATACCACAGATAATGTTATGGATAATAGAATATTATTATTCCCAAATGCAACAAATGTTTTTAAAATTAAGTCTTATGGCAATAATCCTGACTCAGCTGAACTTGGTGCAACTGAAACAAAATTATACGCTGCTTCAGTTTCATATTCTGACGATATATACAGAAAATATGCCATAGAAAAAATTAACAACATATTCAAGTTTTATATTGATGATTTATTAATATTAACAGACCCTTATTTTTGCATAAACAATCTCCCTGCAAAAATAAGCCTCAAGAAAGATGCTGGTTCAACTGGTGTTGCTACAATAAAAAAAGACACTATAAAACTTTGGGAATATGAGTATGAAACATATTCAGAATCTATGACTGACGAGGATATGTATGGCAAATATGTAAGTGGAGATACAAGCACAAAATCACCATATGGCGGTAATGGTATTAACCATCCGTCAAGTATTGGCATTAATCAAGTTTATGTTCCTGCTCTTAGGGAAGCCGTGGAAGATATGCCTGTAATTGAACTTAATAAAGTTAAAAATATTACAAAAACAGTTACTACAGCGGAAATAGTGGCAGGGAAAACATTAATACCCGCTATCGTAGGTCGCCAAATTACACCATTAAGGTATTTTGTAAAATCAACAGGTGATTTTTCTATCGGAGGTGGCACAAATGTTGTAATACAAGATACCAACGCAACACCTGTAATAATTACCACAATTGCTAAAGCTGCGTTAACGGACGGAGCAAAAATATCGTCTAATGTAGCTGTGGCAAATGTAACGGATGGAGCAGGAATGCTAGCGCCACTTACGGTTAGTAAAGGTATTGCTATTCCTGCAAGTGCTGGGATAAGTAATGGAACATCTGTAAAAGTAAGTATTGATTATATCATTAGTTAGTTTGTATAAGTATAGGCAGGTGATTAAATGAGTACTACAGTAAGCGCAAAAATAACCGAAATAAAAGGGCTTATTGATATAGGGTATGTGACAGATACCCTTCTTTTATTATGGCTTAATCAATTTGAAAATAGTATATACAATATAAAAAATGAATATAAAACAATATGGTATCCAAGGCTTAAAAATTTGTCGCATTACAATATACCTAAAGATAACAAATCATCTGAATTAATAATGTGGAATGACATAAGATCTGTCCAAATAAAAGATAGCAATGGAGAATTTCAAACAGCAAAAAAAATAACGCAGTGTGATTTTAAGACATCGGGGCTTTACTATTGGTATGAAAATACTAATATTGCAATACCTCCACCAGATATTACGGATAATGATTTCCGACCTGGATATAGTACTATAAATATCATAAACAAATCGCTCAAATGCGAGACTCCAACTTTAAGTGTTAGACCAGAAATTACATCAAATTCTATCAAAAGTGTAAATGTAGATTTTACAACTTACTTTATTCCTGGAATGGTTATTAACTTGAAATGTTCAAGTGTTAATGCAAATAACGGCGAATATATAATAAAATCTGTAACGAGCGGAGAAATAGTGCTGGAAACCACGAAATTAACTCCTGTAGCAAATGACACATATTTAATAATTGAAGGTGCGGCGGTAAGCTTGCCGCATGTTAAAACAAATATAATCAAAGACTCAAATGTTGTTATTGAGGTAATAATGTTAAGACCTAAGTTTGACTTAAAATTAGAGTACTTTGATTATTACTCTAAAGTTATAAACGTTAAAGAAAATATTGCATCAACGGTATTGTCGTTTGGATATGGCGATATCCCTGATGTAAGTGAAATAAATTCGGTTGTTAAAGTATTTGTGCCCGGTATAAAAATTACATACAAACCTGTATATTACAGTAAATCTAGTATATCCAGTACTGATGAATTAATTTTGCCGGAGCAATTCAACGAAGCGTATAATTATTTCATATTTTCTAAGATATATGAAATGCTAGAAGAATATGAAGAAGCTAAATACAACCATCAAATGGCTTTTTCAATGATTGAGCAGTATGAAGATATGTATAACAAAGACGAAGCCTATTACCCAGCAGATGATCATATTATTACAGAATGGTGAGGTGTATAACATGCCAAAAACAATATCTAGTATACTAGATCAGGTAAAACTGGAAAACGAAAACGCAACTAGTATAAGTCTTGTTACTGCATTTAACCAATTCGAAGGCAACGTTTATAATATTGTTGATGAATATAAAACGCTTTATTATCCTCGTGTAAAAGGTAAATCTTATTTCGATTTGCCTGTTGATTCTGTTTACAAAACAATCGATATCTACACAGAAACATCTATAAAATGGGATGATATAAGGGAAATCTACATAAAAGACAGTAATGATGATTTCCAAAAAGCAAAAAAAATAACGGATAGAGATTCTAAGATTGGTTCATATTACTGGAATAATAACAACAGTATATGTATACCTCCACAAGATAAAACCGACCCGTATTTCACAATGTCTGATAATTATGTTATGCAACAATACTCTAATATCTATAATTCATCTTACGAATTTACGAGTAATTCCGTAAAGGGTGATTTTACCTATTTTTGCGTAGGTATGCAAATTACTATAATAGGCGTTAATGCTGGCGAATATGTGGTACTATCGCTTTCTGCAAGTGAGATGGTTCTCGAAAATGCTACGTTTACAACGGGTACTTATTTGGTAACGATATTAGGTGCAGCAATACAGATTGATTTTTCAAACGTTGCAATATCAAAAGGGGATTATTTTGTAAAAAGGTATCAGATTGCTTTGGTAAACAATAATTATGAGCATATTGATTACTTAGTAAAATGCACATATTCTAAATTACTTACTTCCAGTACTATTATCTCATATGCTTACGGTTCAGTAATTGATTCTACCCGTATGGAAGTATCCGGTTTTGGTGCTTCTCCTATTATGTCTGTTTTTATACCTGGTATAAGGATAACATACAAAAAGCCTTTTTACCCCAAATTAGAAAGTAGCACAGCACATTTACTTTTGCCCGATACATATTCTGATGCATATAACTACTTTATTGCATCAAAAATATACGAATATCAAAAGAACATTGCCGTAGCACGGTATAAACGAAATATTGCATCAAATATTATTGAGAGATTTAAAGAAACGTATAAAGAGAATAAAGAAAATTATCCCGCAGATGATATTATTCAAACAACTTGGTAATACAGAAATAGTTTTTGGAAGGACTGATAACATGATACCTCTTGTAGACCCTAACCTTATACCTAAAAATGCATCTGTAAAAACTGTTTCACAAAAGTTTTTAGGTTTAAACCGCAATGCAGAGATTAAAACAGGTGAGTTTAGCAGCACAACAAACCTGTCAACTGACAATTTACCGTATATGTCACCTAGACCTTCTAGGGAAACAATAAGGACAATTTTAACGCCCCAAGGTATGGGAGCAACAGAAGATAAACTGTATTGGGTGTCTGGTACTGACTTTTATTATGATACTGTAAAAAAGAACACAATTGCTCTAGCATCAAGCACTAAGAACATGTTTCAGTTTGGGAATAAAATAATTATATTGCCAGACTTAATGTATTATGACATTGTGTTAGACACCTTCGGGATAATGAATCCTTCCTATACTTCGGGAGCTTCTCAAATTACATATAAGAATGTGTTGCAAACTGTTGCTGATGGTTCAACTGTTACATTTGCATCTGATAGGATAACTATTTCTGGAGCAACTTGGAACGCAGATATGACAGCCGGGAACACGCTAAAAATAACAGGTAATACAAAGTACCCCGAGAACGAAGGATATTTTACAATATTAGAAGTAGTTTCTACCACTGTGTTAAGATTTGCAGCTGCTTCATTTACGGCAGGATCAGAATTAGCAACAACCTCATTATCGTTTGGATTTAGCAGTATAACAACAACTGGTACAGCTTTTAGTGGATTTGCTGTAGCTGACTATGTTAAAATATCCGGTAACACAACAAAGAAACTTAATAACAAAACCATCGAAATAAAAGGAGTTTCAAGCAGCATATTGTCATTCAACTATAACGATTTGTACCCAAGCGCCGTTGCCGAAGCAATAACAATAAAAATTCCTGTACCGGCTATGGACTACGGATGTTCCCATAATAACCGCATATGGGGAGTAAAAAACGATACAATCTATGTCAGTGGACTTGGAAGATATAATTTGTTTGAGCCATTCACTATAGACTTCAATACACTGGATTTCGCTTATGCTGGCGAAACTGATTTAAAGGGAAGTTTTACTGGAATAGCGTCATATAATACTTATATTATCGCTATGAAACGAGATATATTATTTGAGATATACAACGAAAATCCGCCTTACAGAATAAAGGGAGTAATAAAAGAGGGCGGAATATCTCATAAATCAATCGTTGAGTTTAATGGAATGCTATATTTTTTGAACGATAAAAAGGGTATTGTATCCTATGGCGGGGGATTTCCTCGCCCTGAATCTGATGCATTAAACGAAACTTACGTTTTAGCAGTATGTGGAACGGATAATAAAAGGGTGTATTGTTCTATTTATAATGGTACATCTTATAAGCTTTATGTTTATGACCAATTTGGGCTATGGATGCAAGAAGACAGTTTACAGGTTATAGACTTTGCGAAAATGGGTGGTTATCTATACGCCCTTGATTCATCGGGGAATATGATAAAGTTCAATTCCGGTACAGAATCAATAAACAGTGAAGGGATACTGAATGTAGAAACATACGGCAGTTATATCAAAAAGTATGTAACCAAAGTATTTATAAGGCTCGAAGTAGTATCAGGTACAGTATCTGTGCATATGAAACAAGACAACGGTAGTTTTGTTTCTTTAAAAACTATTGCAGTAACAGCTTTGACCACATACGAAATAAAATTAATGCCAAAAAGATTAGATCATGTACAGTTAAAAATAACCGGAACAGGATCATATAAAATACATGAAATAGGAACAGGGGTAATTCCCGGAGGAGGAGTATAAATGAATTTAAATTTAAAAACACCACAAGACCCAAACAAAACCGATAATGAAAAAATGATTCGTAATCTTACTGATTGTTATATGGTGATGCAACGGCAGCTTTTAAACCTATTGGACGGTATGCTTGACACTAACAATGTCAGGGAGATATCAGCTAGTAAGATAACAGCAGGAACTATAAAGGCATTGATTGAAATAATCAGTCCTTTGATAACAGGTGGTACTATAACAGGAGGTACTATAAGGACAGCAGCTACAGGAAAAAGGGTTGAGATATCAGAGAATCAGATTAAGTGCTATAATACAGATAATAAGCTTAATGGGTTTTGTATAGACAAATCTGATGTTCAATATGGTGATGTTAGCTTTTACTCTAATGGTACAAAACTGTTTACAATTTATAATGCATTGGAAGGCACTTCGTTAAAACCAGAAACAGGTAAAGCTTTAAGTATAGGCGCTTCTGAATGTAACACAAATTTTGCAGGAACTATTAATATTCCAATTGCAAATATTGATAATATGGCATTAACTACGCAGACAGCACCTACCGCAGAGACGGGCAAAATAAAACTTTACTATGACGGTACGGCTTTAAAAGCAAGGCTTCCCGATGGAACCATAAAAACAGTTACCATGACTTGACATTTATTCCCCTATTGGTATACGATGGAAATATAAAGATCAAAAAGGGGGATGATTTATTATGAAAAAAGTATTATTTGGTTTTATTATTGGTATGCTTGTGTGCATAGGATTTCAGACTATGGCATCCACGGTAAATGTGTTTAAAGCTGAAAAGGCAGGGTTTGACATTCTTGTCAATGGAGAAAAGTTTTCCAATACTGACAAGCCAGCCGTAGTAATTGACGGAAGTACTTATTTACCATTGCGTTCTATGGGAAACGCTTTAAGTGTACCTGTAGAATGGAATACGGAATTGAAAAGAGTTGAAGTAGGCAAAACTATTAAACCAACAATAAATGCTAATGAATTAAAAATAAAATCCAATACTTTTAATTTTAATTCTGGCGGTTATCCTGTTATGCCTATTGTTTTTAGTAAAAATAAATGTTATGTTGCATTAGAGGTTTTTCGCCAAGCAGGAAATATAGATGTGGAAAATGAAAATAATACTCAAAATATTTATTTTAAACTTTCTAACAAAGAGCCTATTTTAATAAAGCAAGGTAATACTGTTACTGATAAAGCTATAAATGTAAATGGTCTTACTTACATTGATATAGAAGCCTGTGGACTTAAATATACTATAGCAGGTGATACTCTTTGGGCGGAAATGTAAAAACTTATTGCAAATAAAATTATTTTGAGGGGGATTTATATATGCAATATGTGATAGCATTTCTGTTTTTAATATTAGGTTATTTTATTGGAAGTTTTGGGGTTATACAAATGTTAACCGTAATAAGATTCAGTATTCCATATACAAAAGAATTAAATCATCAAAATTTACTTAATGACAGTAAGTTAATAACAAAAAGAAATTTAAGTACAATTTTTACATGGAGTATAATATTAGTTTTATTAACTTTATTAACATATTGTTTTGCAAGTAATTTAAATCTTATAGCCTATTTAGCGGGAATGGTAATTACTATACTTCTTGGATATGGTTCTACTGGTTATACTGAAACTCATATAGAAGAATATGTTTGTAATTACCATAAATATTTTATATATAATCAATACTTTGATATTAATAATAAAGAAGATATCATATCAACTTTACTAATGGCTGAAAATATAAAAACAATGGTTAAAACAACAAAAAAATATTAAAAGTTGAAAAGAACCCTCAATTTTAGAAAAATTTATAGACTCAAATGAATAACATAGAACACTTTATCCGAGGTGTTCTTTTTATTTGTAAAAATTTATAAATACCTCTTTACTTTTCATGAAAAGCAGAATATACTAATACATGAAGGGAGGTATTTATATTGAAAAAGAAATTTGCAACTATAATTGACGAGGAGTTGATAAAGAAATTAAAAATTGAAGCCGTTAAAAAGGATTTAAGGTTTAATGATTTATTAGAACAAATTTTAGAAGAGCATTTCAAAAAAAGTGAAAATTAAAAGGAAGTCTATCGCCCGCAAAGCAAAAAAGACTTCCTAAACCACTAAAGGTTACATCTATATTATAGTATAGGTGTGACCTCGTGTAAAGAAAAAATATTACAGGAGGATTTTTTATGGGAAAAATAGGTAACGATATTCATGTTACATTGGAGAGAAAGTTTAATCATATAAAGAGTGTCTATTATAAGGGCGTATTATTTATTAATGATAATTACGCATATAAAGGAGAAAAAACTGTAATTATATCGTTGGATGAGGAGGTATCTTTTAATGGATAAACACACAAGCCTTATCAATGAATTAAGTGGAGTTTACGGCTGTATAATTGATGGCGAATTGTACATAAATCCAAATTATAAAGGGTCTGACAATTTAACAATTATTCCTCAGGAGGTATTGTAATGGATAATAAATTAGTATTAAATGATATATATGGAGTTGAAGAACTAAAAGGTGTTCCTGTGGTAAGTAGTAGGAAAATAGCAGAGATTTTCAATAAAGACCATAAACATGTTCTTGACTCTATAAGAAAAATCACTGAGCCGAAAAATGGGCTCAGTGAAAAATTTTCACAGCCGAATTTTCGGCCGTCAAATTATATTGAAAGAGGTAAAAAGTATCCCGAATATTTATTAACCAAAGATGGGTTCACATTTCTTGTTATGGGATATAGTGGGAAAAAGGCATCGCAATTTAAAGAAGCATACATAAATCGTTTCAACCAAATGGAAGAATTCATAAAAGACTTACTTGAAGCAAAAGCAGATTTCCCCGAATTTACTGACGCAATTATGGCAGCACATGAAGACCCTAAATGGTATCACTTTTCAAATGAATTGGATATGATTAATAGCGTTGTTCTGGGTATTCCTGCTAAAAAGTTTAAGGAGGAAAACGGAATTGATTCAAAGGTTAAAAGCATAAGACCATATTTACAGCCTGAACAAATTAAAGCGGTTAAAACTCTTCAAAAAATTGACATAGGCATAATACTTACTACGCCTAACTATGCTGAAAGAAAAAGAATATTGACAGAATATTTCAAGAGGATTAGTATAAGGCAAATAGGCGCATAATGGTATAGGAGGATTTTAAAATGAGAAAAGAAAGCGAAGCAAAATAATACTTCGATTTAAAATCGAAGAAAAAATTACAAAAACCACTGCCCCCAAATTTGGGGGCAGTAAAAATAATACTGAGCCGAATAATGGGCTCAGTGGAAATAATACTGAGCTCAATTTTGAGCTCAGTAAAAAAGAATTAAGGAATCGTGTAAAAGCGGTTCCTTTTTTATTGGACTATTGTATACAAGTATACAATGAAGAAAGGAGCGGTATACATGAATATATATCCAGGTTTAACCTCAGGTTTAAAAACATTAACGAATGCTTATAAGAAGAAACCAGACCCTAATGCATGGGGTGGCGGTTCACCGTATGGAAACTTTAACCCTGCTACAAATGCAACATATAACCTGTATAAAACAGCTAACGAGACAGCAGGAGACCAACTAGCGAAGAGAACCACAAACAGCTCCATTGCTTCATTATCTGCTATGAGTGGAGGCATGCCGAGTTCTTATGCAGTAGGAGCAGCAACACAAGCAGGAGCCCAAGCAGCACAACCATTTTATCAAAGGGCTGTAGATTACCTTCCAGAAGCAGAACAGCAGAACTATAACAGGTATCAAGACACCTTAAACCGTCAAGAGCGTATATACTCAGCCTTAGGGTATGGTAATCCTGTTTTAGGCAAACCAATTAATCCTGCAACTAACCAATATGAAGGGAATTACATGGCTGAAATAAACAGGAGGAAAGCAACTCCTGACACAGCAGACGATGCAATGATATCCGATTTGGAAACAGCAAGGATAAATAAGATATTCGGTGATATGAACCTATTGCAGAAATACGGTGGTCCATACAGAACTCAAGCAGCACAGGATAGTAGTTTTAACCGTGGAGTAGCCGAAGCTGGATTAACTGGAGTATATAATGGTAAGCCTACAGCAGACCAAGCATATAGGGATAAGACTTATGCAGCAGATCAAATATACAAGAACGCAAGTTTGGGCAATGTTTCAGCGGATAATGCAAGACAATGGGCTGCTTTAAATTGGTCTATGAGTGACAAAAATCCAGATAATATTTATAAAATGTCTCAAGTTAACGCAAAAGGTAACGAAGGCGCTACTGATTATTGGGCTGCTTCTTCAATGGGACAGTTAAACCAAATGCCTGACCAAAAGTCAAAGCAAAAATGGCTTAACGAACATGCGAAAGAAATAATACAAAACGCTGGAACTGATGTATATAAATTCTTAGATAATTATGTTAATCCTAAGTCAAACAATTATCTTGGACTGTTTACACAACCTTAAGGGGGTAATATTATGGCATTCGCAAAGCCTTCATGGGAAACCGATACAAGTAGTAAATCAAATATAAATTTACCTTCATGGGAAATGGATAATACAAAATCGGTAGAGTATCAGAATAAGCAGGTTCAATTACAGCAACAGCAATTACAGGATAATTTATCTCAAGTAAGCAAAGTCCCTGTACAGAAAAGGCTTGAAAGTGTGTTTGGACCTGCAAAGTTTTCGGACCCTAAACCGACTCCGATTACTCAAAATCTAATGAATAAAATAGGTAAGCCAACAATAAAACAAGGTATTAAAGATTATACTAAGGCTCAAGAAAACTATGCAAGACCTTATGAAAAGGTATATGATAGGAATGATAGCACCGACAATAAAATAACTTTAGGCAACAAAATAGAAGGGTTTTTGGGTAGCGCTGAAATACCATCGTCTATTAAGCCTAAGACAATTTATCAGTACAAAAATGATAACACTGGCGAAATGACGGACCCTGTAAAGCATGTAGCAGTAGCAGAGAGTAAGAGTTATTATTATACTAGGCTATCTGATGGAAGCTTGGTAAGTATAAAGAAGAATATTGCATCCGAAAAGCTACCTAGTAAACAAGAGTGGTCGAAAGAAAAGGTTAAATTAGGAAGTTCGCCGGTTAAGGAGCCAAACGCCTTAATGAAATTTGGAGGAAGAGTATCCGACAGACTTTATGAAGCCACCGGTGGAGTATCAAGTGATACAGATTTAGGATTTCCGCTTGCTAATTTTGCGGCTGATACAATAGGAACTATTGGGAGCTTTGCACAACCAAGCGGTGCAGGAACATCGTTTGGCAATATAGGTAATCAGATTGGCAAAAATGTAGTAGCCAAACTTGAAAGCAAAGGACTCCAGAAAGTAGGCGGTAAGGTAGTAAACAATGCTCTTAGGGGTGGTATAGAGGGTGCAACTTCTATTGCTCCTGTATCATTTGGTCAAGCTCAATTCCAAGGGCTTAATGCAGCAGATACGGCAAAGAAAGTCGGTCTTGAATCACTATTTGCGTTTGGATTAGGTACAGGACTTGGAACTATAGGCGGCATAATAAAAAAAGTAAAAGATGGAAAACCGCTAACAATGCAAGAGAAAATAGCCATACAGAAAGCCTTAGAACCTAAAGACCCCGTTAAGCTTCCAGCGGGCATAAAGGAAACATATACCCCACAGCAACGACCTTTACCTAAACCTTTCCAAAAGGTACAAGATGGAAAACCTGAATTTATACCTAAATCTAAATTTGGCAATCTTAATAAAATGATAGATAATGCACAGAACCCACAACCGGTAGCACCTAAACAGGGTGCTAAAATTTTGCCCGAAATAAAACTTGGTGAGGCTACTTGGGGAAACAAGTCTGGTGACCAACCTATAAAAGTTGTCGGAGATTTAGGCGAAATAAACGGCAGGAGATATGTCAAAATCGAAGGTAGCAATACAGGAGTTCCGTTAGATGAAGTTAAGTATACGCCTAAAGGACCACAATCAGCAAGTAAAGAAACTTTACAGAGGATAGCAAATAACCCAACTCAATACCCACCTGACATGGTGGAAAGAGCAAGAGCCGCACTAGGGAAAGCAGGAGAAGCACAACCGCCTAAAATCAAAAAGACGTATGCGCTAAAAGAACCTTTACAGAAAGGTATAAGTAAATTTGGTCAGACAGTTAAGAATTCAGAAAGAATAAGCCCTGAGTTAAAAAGTACTATTCCTGATACTCCATACGAAATAAAACATAATGATGCAACATGGAAAGCGGCTACAGAAAGAGTAAATAAAAATCCGGATAAAGCAATGACAGATATATTAACTAAAGCGGATTCTTCTAGTGCTGATGATGTAGCAACAGGAATGGCATTGATTGATAAGTACAATGCAGAAGGTAAATTTGATGAAGTAAATAGGATACTTGATAAAGTAACAACCGACCTTACAGAACACGGTCAAGCAATTCAAGCTGCTTCAATGTGGAAAAGGCAAACGCCACAAGGTATGCTTAAATATGCTTATAAACAATGGGAAAATGCCGCAAGTAAAATTGAGACACCTAAACATACAGAAATTAAAGCTGAGCTTAAAGCCGTGCAAAGTAAAATTGACAGTTTAAATGCTAGAAAGGCAAAAGTTGAATCTCGTATAAAAGCAGAAGGTAAGACAGCAGCGTTGGCAAAAGAATTGGACGATATTGACGGAATGATAGAAGTTAACCTACAGTTATTTGCAGGAAAGCAGAAGCTATTACCGAAGGTTATACGGGATTTACAACCAACTCCTGAAGATACTAAATTTATTCTTGAGCATATGGAGAAGTTTAAAAATGCTACCGAAGATAGGGTAAGTAAAATAGAATTTGCTAAAGTTATGCAAAGAATAGCAGATAGGTTACCGGCAACATCAAAAGAAAAATTTAAAGGTCTTCAAAGGATATCTTTACTATCAGGTATAAAATCATTAGTAGTCAAAAACCCTCTAAGTAATGTTATATTGGGAACAGCAGAAAATATAAAAGATATCCCCACAACATTATTAGATAAGGTTATGAGCTTTAAAACTGGCAATAGAACAACCTTATTGCCTAAGTATGGAATATTAAAAGAAGGTCAAGTTTCCGGATTAGGTAAGGGCGTTAAAGGTTGGGCTAGTGATGTTAAAAATAAAATTGATACGTCACCTGCTAGAGGAATGATGGAATTACCTAATAAAAGAATATTTAAAAATACTACAGAAACAAGGTTTAAAGCAGTAAATAAGGTATTAGATGCCAAGAGCGATATATTAAATTTTGTTGATCAAGTAGAAAGGAGAATGCTACAATTAGGCGATAGACCATTTTACGAGTCTTGGAAAAATTCAAGGATGATAGAATTAAATAAACTTAACAAAACCAATAAAACCAAGTTAACGGCTACTGAAATAGAAGAACAGTCTAAATTGTATGCATTAGATAAAGTATTTCAAAATAATTCTGATTTAGCACAAAGAGTAAAGAAAATAAGAGATGGATTTGGTATAGTAGGAGATATAGTAATGCCATTTACCCAAACTCCTGCAAATGTACTTGATAAACTTATTGACTATAGCCCAGGTGGATTTGCAAAAGGTATATACCATTTAGGAACAACGGCAGGAAAAGGAACATTTAACCAAAAACTATTTGCTGATAGAATTGGAAGGGCTTTAACAGGAACTGGTATTGGTATTTTGGGTTATGTTATGGCTAAAAAAGGCATTATAACAGGCAAGCCAAACAGCGATAAAGATGTTGCAGACATGGAAAAGAACGCAGGTAAAAGCCCGTATGCTATTAAAATAGGGAATACATACCATACATATGACTGGGCACAACCTATGTCTGGAATGTTAGCTATGGGAGCAGATGCATATTATTCAGGGAAAGATAAAAAGGATTTCCTTAGTTCAGCAATGGCAGGGGTAGAAGGTGCAGGTAATACACTAGTTAAACAGTCAATGTTCCAAGGATTAACAAGCATGTTTAGCGGATATTCTCCTGTAATTGGATTCGGTAAAACATTACTAGGGGCACCTTTGCAAGCAGCGCCAACCGGCGGAAAACAAATATCCCAATTGATCGACCCTTATGTTAGGGAAACTTATGACCCCAACCCATTCAAACAGGCTAAGAATAAATTTGTTGCTAAGATACCTTTTGCCACTAAAACATTGCCTATTAAACAGGATACTTTAGGCAATGACGTAAAAGCTTATCAGGGTAAAAACAATGTATGGAATGTAATGTTAAACCCTGGATTTACAACGAAATATGACCCGACTCCTGTACAGGAAGAAATATTAAGGTTGTATGATGCGACTGGAATTAAAGATCAATTCCCTCGGGTAGCTCCTAAATCTTTTGAGTATCAGAACCCATTGACTAAGACTAAGGATAAAATACAATTAACATCAGAGGAATACGTTAATTATCAAAAATACCTTGGTACTATTACCAATAACGCTTTTAATAAAATCATAAGTACAGAAGAATATAAGGCGTTGCCTGATGATTCAAAAATAAGCACTGATTTAACTAAAACTAAGTGGCTTGCGGAAATATTAACAGAAGCAAACCAAATAGCAAGGGTAAAAGTATTAATTGATCGTGGAATAATTAAGTTGCCAAAGAAAGAATAATTTGTTATTATGTAAAGACTAAGGATAGGGTCGCTCCCGACAAGCAAGTTAGCCTAACTTGCTTCCTTGGTACATAAATAGGCAGCCCGTGGGCGGGGTGTAAAGTAGGGAACTATAATACGCCGACAGAGAGATTACAGAAATGTAGTCTCTCTTTTTATGCAAAAAAATGAAAGTAGGTGTATAAGGATGGGTGGGTGTGGCATGGATTACGAAAGCTGTGGTATTTTAAACCACATTGACGAACGTATTGAAAAGAAAATCGACAAATGGACCGCAGAGTATGACAAAAGAAGACTATTTGAGATTGAGACAATAACGGACCATATCAATAATGTAAGCGAACATGTTAACAAAGTAGAGAGTAAGGTTGATAAAATATATGACCTTATGCTACAAAGTGCAAAGGATGAAGCAAAAGAAGCTAAATCAAGCACAAAGGGTATGTGGGACTTTTTTAGCAAACTATTTAACCGACAAAATAGGAAATGGACATTTACCATACTTACTTTTGTAATTGTCTTAGTATGGACTAATGCAGACAGTGTAACAGCTATTTTAAAAATAATACTAAAGTAAGGAGTGATCAAATTGGATAAGATTCTATCAACAGCTCAGTTAATAGACTATTGCAAATCATTTAAATGGACCCGTAAAGTTACTAAATTACATGTACATCATACATACCAACCAAACCATAAAGATTACAATGGTAGCAATGGACTAGGATTACAGCAGAGCATGAGAAACTATCATGTAAAAACAAATGGATGGAAGGACATAGGCCAACACCTTACCTTACTTCCTGACGGTCAATGGGTAACAGGTCGAGACTTTAACTTTGACCCTGCATCCATATCCGGATGGAATACAGAAGCTTTTGCAATTGAAATGATAGGTAATTTTGATACCGGTCACGATAAGTTCGAAGGCGCCCAAGCTGAATCAATGTTTGAATTCTGTGCATGGTTCTGCTTATCCAAGATGCTTAATGTTGATTCTGATGTTAAGTTCCATCGTGACAGCCCAACGGCAGGGAAAACATGCCCAGGTACAGGGATAGACCGAACCTGTTTTATAAACACACTTAAGCAGCATGTTAAAGGAGATAAACAGCACTGGGCTCAACAGTACTATGATTATTTAATATCAAAAGGTGTGGCAATTAAAGAAACTGACTTTGACGGCAATATAACTAGAGGCGAAGTGTTCAAACTCTTGGCCTTGGTAATAGGCAAGGATATCTAATTAAATAAGAAAGGATGATTAAAATGAAACAATCAAGATTTAAAAGTTGGGCAACATGGTTAACACTTATTCCTGTTATCACTATATTAGGTGATACATACGGTATGTGGAATGTAATTAATATGCCACAGGATATATTTACAAAGTTGTTTATGGCGGTGGGTGCTTCTTTTGTAGCATTTGGGATTTTGAATAATCCTACTGACTCAGAAAAGTTCTAGACAAACGAAAGAGGATATTTCATTGAGTTTACGAGGCTCACAACATGAAATATCCACCTTTGCTTGTATATTGCTATTCATTAATAATAAAATTTTTTAGGTCATAAAGGCTGCAACCTTTAATACACGTTAATGTTATTATATCATATATACCCATAATTGCAATATATTTAGACAAAATGTACCAAGAGTAACCATCCTTACCCCTCCTTATTTATCCTCTAACAACTGATATAGGTACTAAGATTATTTTATCTGCTGTTTGTGCAATTGCATGTATGGGAATATATTTATCACCACATTGAATACATACCTCTTTATGTTGGTTAGATTCCCTAGTCATTATATGTAATGTTTCTGTTTGTATATTTTTCTTAGGTGTTTTATTTTCTCTAATCATTTGATTACCTAAATTTTCAAACATATTTAAAGTGCTTTTATATCTATCCATCCTTACCCCTCCTTATCAATTCCCCTTTATTGTTATAATAATATAAACCTTATTCCATATTGTGATTACAGCGGAATATTATTTTAAAAAACTTATTAAGTCATTGAATGTACTTAACGTTTCGCAATTTATGAGTAAACTATATTCACACTCAACTACTTTAATAAAATCGTCATAATTATTACCAACAATATCTTTTAATTTGGTTTCCTCATTTATTTCGGATATATTTCTAGTTGAAAAGTTACAGTTCGAAATAATATTTTTCAATCCATTTATTAAAGGATACCCCCATTCATCAACATCGTACAGTTTCTTTGCAAGACCATACTTTTCTGCATCTACTAACCTATCTAGCTTATCTTTTAAATGTATTTCATTAGGATACATAAAATCATTTTTAATATCGTAATAACCCGAACCATACTCTCCATTTTCTTTGTATCTGATTTTATATCCAAATTCTTTTAACTGATCAATTATTTTCTCAATATCTAATTTGCTCATTTTTCTATTCCCCCTTATTGTTATACTAAGCAGTATAGGATTCGCCACGTTAAATAGAGAATCTTCTCTCTAAGCTACAACCTATACTACTTAATAATAGTATATACCTAAATTGCGTATGCTGTCAAGAAATTGTACGAAATATTTGCAATTGACGGGAATATATAGTATAATGGATGCAGGAGGTGTGACATGGCAAAATATTTAACTATGAAGCAATTATGTGAATTATTACAGATTACAGATAGAACAGTTTTTAACTACATTAAAAAAGGTATGCCAGCTTATAAGTTTGGAAGGGAGTGGCGATTTCTAGAAGAAGAAATAGACAAATGGGTAAAGGAGATGTTGTCTAGTGAGAAATTATAAAGGAAAGGGGTAAATAGAGTATGGATAAAGAACAGGCACTAAAAACACTAATAGCTTATGCAATATGCAATGTAGAGACTGGCGATCTAAGATGTACCGAATGTCCTTTCTACGGTGAATTAATAAAGAAAGATAACAGATCATTATTACAATGTGTAGTCAATAGCATGGTAACAGATGATAAGGTTATTGAATCGGTAAGAATATTAAACGAGGGGGCTAGAGTATGAAAGCATTTAAATGTGATATTGAATGCCCAGACGTGTCCTTCCAAGCAGTTATAATTGAAGAAGAAAACAACTTTGACAAACGCATTAAGGAACAATTTGGCAAACATTCAGAATGTACTTTTAAAGAAGAGGTTCCTTTTAGCCAAATATCATTAAGAGGATTAACAGCTAAAGATATTATAAATCTATTAAAGTTTAAGGAGGGTTAAAGTATGACAAGAGAAGAAATAATGGCACTCAGCGAAGATCAAATAAATAAAACTATTGCGGAAAAACTTTTCGGGTATGAAGTTGTAGAGACAACATATTATTCAAAAAAACGAGTAATAAAAACAGAAGTTAAGGGGACTAACAAAAGATACCCAGATCATAGAACACCTTTAAGGAATTATTGTTCTCATTCTGGTGCTTATGAAGTAGAAGAAAAGCTAAAGGAAAAGAAATTAACAGGGGTATATTATACAAACTTAATCATTGCCGGAAACCATGATCCTATGTATGACGATGATTTTGACATATTTGACCTTATCCACGCATCACCTATAGACCGTCTAAGGGCTGCATTATTAACACTGGAAGGAGTGTAATAGTATATGAGTAAAAAGCCTTTGTGTGCTACACATTTAAATATAGTAAGTGGAGAATTATCTGCTGAAAATCTACAAAAATCTATTGATAGACTAAAAGAAATTATTAATAGTCCACCTGTTCCAATAGATATACCCGTTAATGATGAACCTGATGAATTTAGGCTATTTAAATTAGCCATGTATGACGAGGAAGGAGTGGTATAGATGAAACTAGTATACTTTGATATTTTTGCAAGACAATGTCCATATTTTTACAACTCAAGTTATCCAGTAAACAACGGATATAATTGCGCACATCCTAAGCAGGAAGAAAAAGACCCTGTTGATACTGAATATCACAAAGGGCTAGAAGTAGGAAAATGTTATTGCTTTTCTTGCCCATTATGCATTGAAGCGGACGAAGAAGATGTAAAAAAGTATGGTGACGAATCAGACACGTGGGGAGAAGGTGAATGGATATTAATTGAAGACGCATAACTGTTCATTAAATCAATTCTATAGGAGGTAAGAAGAAAATATGGACCTTATACCCTCGATACCCATATAGCTCTACTATATAGGTATCTTCTTTTTGTATCCGGATTATAGCAACTTATTAATATGCTGGGTGTCCCCAACATAACAATAAGTTGCATTTACATGTAGAATGTTATCTCTAAAGACCTGCGGGTTAACTCTATCCTTCTTATTACCCCGAATAATATTTTCTTTTTATCCTCTATTGTTTTAGCCTTTTTATACTGTTGATATGCTATTTTAAGCTTTTTATACATTGCCTTATCTTTACTATTAACTTTAGTTTCTTTTATCATAGTTACATCAATTTCTTTCAATTCATTGATCGATCTTTTTTTTATGCCCTCATATTCCTCTAAAGTAAATATTTCTTGTATGTATGCTTCTCTTGCTCTGTTCAATTCTCTTTCTATTTTCTCTTTACGATCCTGTAAGATTTTATTTGTATCAATTTCAGGAGTATCGTATATAAGAGGTTCCTTTTCCATTAATACTTTTTCTATGTATTCTTCTATATCCTCTTCGAGTAGATGAGTCTTATAGTGTTTAGTATTACCGCATTGTAATTTATACTGAGCTGCTAGATTACAAATATAAGTATTATATTGCTTACCATGATTGTACCTCTTGTTAACTATTACCCTGTAAGCATTACCACATTCCCCACAATGCAACAAGCCTAATAAAAGATATTTATTAAAATTACTTCCTCTTTTTGCGTAAGTATATTCATCGTGTTTCTTTTTTTTATGTGCTTGTACAGTATTAAATAAATCCTCGTCAATAATAGCTGCTTGCTGTCCTTCGTATGTCTTTCCAGCATAATATAATTTACCTATATACCTAACATTAGTAAGGATATAACTAACCTGGTATTGCCCCCATGTTCCTCCTGGTTTAGATGTGGGTATTTTGTTTTGATTAAGCCATACAGCAATACCACGGTAACCCATGCCGGATAAATATAGATCAAATATTTTTTTAACTATTTCAGCCTGTTTTGGCTCAACTATAACGGTCCCGTTTTTTATCTTATAGCCATACGGAACAAATCCGGTATATAATCCCTGGGATGCTCTCTCAACTAATCCTTTTTTTACTTCTGCTGAAAGATTCTTTACAAAGAACTCGGACCATAACTGCATCATTCTTTTTTGCAGAAACCCAAATGGATTATCCGGGACCGGTTCTGTTATACTTATAAGGACTATGCCGGCTTTATTTATTTGGTTCTCTATCCTGGTACTAATTTCAGTACTGCGAGCAAACCTATCGTATTTATGGACCAATACAACATCAAAGTATTTATTCTCTGCATCTTTAATCATAAGCTGAAATTGTGGCCGTTTTTCTATTGTCCCAGTGATTCCTTCATCAGCATAGACTTTATAGATCACAATATTCTCTTTAACACAGTATTCTTTCAATAGTTTTATTTGGGCAGCTATGCTAAACCCTTCAAGAGCTTGTTCCTCTGTACTAACACGAACATATAAAGCAGCTATCATTTATTCACCCCATATATTTATAAGATCAACAGCAACGGTTTGTTGCTAACATCAATATATTTTGTCGGATTACATATACTTAACTACCTACCATTGTATACATAATCCGTAACGATGTAATAAAAGTGTCTTTTAATGCGGTAGCAACAAAGTGTTTAATGTATTTTGTATCTTTGCTTTAACATTATTTGGCTTGATTCCCTATAATACAAGTTGTATAATATTTCAAAAGAACATTAGTTCTATTATTTGGGGAGGTAATCAAATATGCATATTAGAGAAGAATATATAAGTTTTGGCGATGAATTTTGTAATATATATGGTTATGTACTTGACAATATTTTATATATTAACTCCGATTATAAAGGCTCTGATAAATTAATCATTTTGCCTTCTTAAACAAGCCTACTTCAATGGCTTTTTTTACTTTTTCAGTATCAACATCGTCAGGATCATCAATGCCGTCAATTATAATTGCTTTTTTAATATTTTTTTCAATAATACTGTTTTTTAATTCATTCTTAGTTGTGTAAATTATATTTTTCCTTTGATTTGTATTGCCAACAATGTAATCAACTGAAACATCAAAAAAATTAGCTATAATTTTAATAGTCTCTATATCTGGCGTTCTTATTCCTATTTCATAATTATTATAAGTAGAGTTAGACATGTTTAATTTTTCAGATAATTCAATTTGCTTCAATCCAAGTTCTTCACGTAAAAATTTCAATCTATCACTAAAATTCATATTAATACCTCCGTTATAAATTATATCCTCGTATTGTGAAATAAAATAAAAAATCCACATATTTAAAAAAATATATTGACAATTCCACATACTGTGTAATATAATTTGATTATCAAATCCACACTTCGAGGAAAGAAGGTGAAACTATGGAACATTTAAAACTTAAAGCGTTAATGTCTTTGCATAAACTTAAGCAATCTGATATTGCAGATAAATTAGGTATTGATCTAAGCACTTTTAATTTAAAAATCAACGGTAAAAGAGATTTTACAATAACTGAAATTGAAAAAATAAAGGCTCTTTTTAATTTACCGTATGAAGAAATTTTTTTTGATGTAAAAATCCACGATGCGGGTATAAAATCAGCATAAGGGAGGGAAATATTGTGGGGTCAATTCAAATAGATATATCCAAAATTATTATAAAAGACCGAAGTCGTAAAGATTTTGGAGATATACAAGAACTAGCTGAAAGCATTAAAGAACATGGAATAATTCAGCCAATAGCCATTACGCCAGATAACATTTTAATAGCAGGAGAGAGAAGAATAAAGGCGTGTAAAACTCTTGGATTATCCCAAATTGAAGCCTATGTAATGAACGCATCAGAATATGAAATAAAGTATTTGGAACGTGATGAAAACGAATTGCACAAGGCTTTTACACCGTCTGAACGTGTTGAAATAGCAAGGGACATTGAAGTAGTTGAAAAGCTCAAAGCAGAGGAAAGACAGAAATCTACACAAATTATTCACGGTGCTGCTCCAAGGAGCATAACCGTAGAAGGCGAAAAAGGAGTAGCAAAAGATATTGCTGCAAAAAAAGCTGGTCTTGGCAGTCGTGCAACATATGATAGGGCAAAAGCGGTAGTGGATAGTGGAAATAAGGAACTTATAGAGAAGATGGATAAAGGCGAAATTAGCATTCGCAAAGCCCATGATACTTTAAAGGAGGAATCAAAAGTTACACCAAAGCCTAACGAGCTTGAAAATAATATAGAAAGCGAGGTAAAAGATACGGATGTGAAAACGAAAACTTGTTCAGAGTGCAAAAAAGAATTTCCAGTAACAGAGTTTTATAAAGGAAAAGGCAAATGTAAACCATGTCTTAATAGTATTCATCGTTATAACAAAAGTGAACTATTTGATGTAAGCACTGATACCTTAGAAAAAATGATTGAAGAAATGAAAGGCCCTTCACTTAAAACTCCCGATGAAGGGCAGAAAAAAACTTATTCCATATTCAGTATATCACAGTTTGAATCAACAATCAATAATGTCCTTTTAATGATTAACCCATATTCAAACATGATTACTGATTTAAAGAATTTAACGGAATATGACAAACATTTAACACTGTCTCTTATTGAACAGGTCAACAACAATATTGTTAAAATCAAAAATACAATTTCAGGAGGAAATTAATATGAAAAGCTTATTCCATGAAATAATCCCACATAGATTTCAATCTACATTTGAAAATTTAGACCTTAAAAAAATCAGGATACCAGGATATCAGCGTACTGTTGATATGCTTAGGGTAAAGAAAATTGCTAAAGATTTTGATTCTAAAAAAGTTGGTGTCTTGACTGTTTCTTGTCGTGACGGTGAAAATTGGATAATTGATGGTCAGCACAGACTTGTTACATTAATAACCCTTGGATATCATGCATGGAATTGTGAAGTGTTCAGAGGTCTTACATATAGTGAAGAAGCTAAAATGTTTGATACTCAAATGGATAATGTAAGAAATATTGATATTGTTTTTAAATTTAAGTCATGGCTCGAACGCGGAGAGGAATGTGC